GATTAAAGAAGGCTATAAAGAAAGGTATAACTACTTTAAGGTATGCTAAAGATTACGTTAAATCATTAGAAAGAATGGCAAATAAAGAGGCTAAAAAATTCTTTGACGAGTATGGAGATTTTACCGAAGATGATTGGATTGAGGATGTAAGATATAATATGGCTAATGAAAAAGTTAAAGACTATTTTTCTGAATGGGTAGCACTTAATGAGAAGAAAGAAGAAGATAGAGACGGTATGATGAAGTTTATTAAAAAGCACATGAGCTTTGTAGGTACTTCTGAAGATTTCAACGGCTCTGAAGGAGGTATTCATGTTTCCGGAGAAAATTGGGAAGATGAATTTAAAGGTCAAACAATATATGACTACTACTCAGAAGATTACAAGAATAGAGAATTTGGTGTACTTAACTCATGGGAAAAGGAACTAAATAAAAGAGGATGGTATAGTGAGTGGTACGATGCAGGCACGGTCATGATATGGCCACTATAAAAGACAAAGTTTTTACAAAATAATTAGCCTGATATTTTTTTATGTCAGGCTTTTTTCGTATATTAGTACTGTTATGGACAAGAAAAAGAAACATGATGACAAATTAGACTTCAACGGAGGATGGTCTCCGGGTGAGGCTGCGCATCATATTTCTAAAAAGATGACACAACAAACTGTAAAATCTAAAAAGAATTATACAAGAAAGAAGAAACATAAAAATAAAGACGATGAGTAAAATAGTAGTAATAGGAGACATTCACGGACACGTGAGTTGGAAGAAGATTATCGAGCTGAATCCTGATGCTACTGAGTTTGTATTCATTGGAGACTATTTTGATTCATTCTCAGTTTCACATGTAGAACAAATCTATAATTACAAAGAGATTATTGCATGGAAGGAATCTACTGATGTTAAGGTAACTATGCTGATCGGTAATCATGACTTTCACTATATGTCAGATTGTGGTGGAAGATATGGTGGATATAATGTATGGCACGCACCGGAAATTGGTGAACTCTTAAAAGAAACTAAAGAACATTTACAAGTAGCATATCAGGTAGATAAGTTTTTATTTACGCATGCCGGCGTTTCGAAAGAATGGTATGAGGCCAATTTCCCAGAAGGTGGTAATATCCCAGAACAAATTAATGATCTATGGTCTTATGATAAGAGATCGTTTAATCATAGTGGTATGGAAATGTATGGTAATTATGATGGTGAAGGTCCAATGTGGATTAGACCTCAAGCCCTAAGGCGTAATCCTCTTAACGATACTATTATACAAGTCGTTGGGCATACTAATATGAAAGTGATCGACTATGATGATAATCACTATTTTGTTGACTCACTCCCGCATGAGTATCTTTGTATTGAAAATGGAGTCCCAGTTATCTACGAACTTTAGTGAAACAAACTAGCATTCTTCTCTATAATAATTAAGATTTAATTAGTTATTTTATGAGCAAGAACATTCTAAAAGAAGCAGACGAAATTATTAACAACAGATCCGAAGAGAAAGAACGTATGTACGGTCCTTTCGAAGAAGGCATGAGACGTGCCGCAATGATCTGTGCAGGTATGACCGGTAAAGAATGGTCAGGATCTGATATGTATGCCGCGCTAGTCGCACTTAAATTAAGCAGACATTCTTACAACTACAAAGAAGATAACCTATTAGATGCAGTAGCATATATTGGCGGTCTTGATAATTACATTAAGAAGTATGGATATGGTCCAACTGAGAAGCCTATTAATTTAACTGACGCAGACGCTGGATATGGAGACAAACAGTAACCTAGTCTATTTCACAGACTTAGAGAAAGATAAATCACTTAAAATTGGTATTGCCGCACTTGTAGGTAAACTCAGTCCAAAATTAAGTTCACACAAATCTGGATGGGCATTCCATCTAGCTAATCAACTAACACATGCAGGCTACACAGACGTGCAAGTCATTACAGACACAGAGACCGATTGGTCTACATTTGATGTAATGTTACTTGAGCACGGTATGGAGTTTAAGGGTAATTTTAATATCTTTGGTGGAGGCGAACGATGACTTGTACCAACAAATCACTAGAATGTTCGCTCAAGGTGTCAAGCTATATTCGCTTCACCACGATATGCCCTGTGTAGGAACTCTAATTGAAAAGAGATTAAAAACAGGTTCAGAGCTATTTAAAACTCTAGAATCTAGAATCGATGAGGCTAAGAAAATTTGTTCCCAAATCCCCCGCGTGGACAGAATAGAAAATACAAACGCGCTTTGCTTTGGTGACTCGCATTCTTTTAGTCAATATAGCCCAGGATTTCAAACAGACAGAAATGATGGTCTAACACTTTTTGGAACTTTAAGAAGAGGTATTAGAACTTATGTCCCAGAAAATATTGAGTCATTACGTATTTATGTAGGTAATATAGATATTAGACATCACTTAATGAGACAAGACAATCCATCGAAGTCTTTAAAAATAATGATGGAAAATTACGAACAACAATTAATTGATTTAGAGATTAATGAAATAGAAGTTGTTCAAGCACTACCAATTGAGAACGAATCTAGACCATTACCAAAAACTGGCTACTATAAAGATACTCCATTTGCTGGTACTTGGGCAGAAAGAACTGCATTAGTTAAAGAATTTAATCAATTAGTAGAAGCAATGTGTAATAGAAATGGTTGGAAGACTTGGAAACATTCAGATGTTTTCTTAAACTCTTTTGGCGAGTTAACATTTGATGTTATGGAAAAGCCTAAGTCAGTTCATATTGCACGAGAATATTATCGTTGGGATCTAGTTAAGAACGAACCTAACACAAAATTAACTAAAGTAACACAAGCACTATTTTAATATGGCACTAACAGAATCTAAAATTAACGACATTAAGTTCAGCGTAGACACTGCGCATGGATCATTAAAAGCATTTGGTACTCCGGATATTTCGGACTCATTGTTAAAACACCAATTAATGCACTTATTAAGTGCTGCAAATGAAATTAGTAAAGAGTTAAACGAAAGACAACTACTTGGAACACAAATATGAAAAAATATACCATTTTAATAACACCATTAACAAAAACCGGAGGGAGAGTAGATGCTCCATATACCATCATTATCGAATCCGATAGAATTGATTGGTCCATGGAACAGTATCAAAGAAACAGAGATGCTTTCAACTGGGAAATCAAAGAAGTGAATGAGTACGACGTGTAAAATTAAGACTACTAGATACTATGATGAGTTTATCAGGTATTATGAGTTAGCCTTAGACCAGCAGAAAAAGAGTAACCTAGGCCACATTCCACATGCCGAGTCCAAGTTGGACGATCCGCTGATGGAACATATCGAATTGTATGATGTGGTAGAAAGGAAGTATGCTGGATTTAGTCAAATCGTAAATGATGCTTTTTATGGTTGGACTGAAGCACATCCCTACTGGTCAAGAATGCAGGCCGGACTCTATACGGATCAGCGCAAGGAAGTCGCTACCAATTGGACCGGTAAACAAGAAGTCTTTGGCCTACCAGAATGGCTCTACATATTCATCCTGCACAGAGTATGTGGATCTGCAATTAACTATGCTACCAAACCAAGTGGCTATCACAACACGCTACTATTCGACTTGTGGCAATCTGATTCTATAGAACAAATGTGTGAGCAAGTTAAGGACAGAACCACACCATTCTACACTTCAGTTGGGTATCAATTCCCAGCATTCCCAAAACCCCCGATTCCACAGCAAAACGAAGAAGTCTTTGTTGGGATGACGGGGTTTGAAGGCCCTCAGTTTACTTACAAGAGAGGTGGCGACTATTTCCTATGTGAATTTGCACCACGCTTAGCTAGAGAGATGGCAACATGGTTAGAGGCTGGTGGTAAAAGAGATCTTAGAGAAATAGGTGAATGGATGTTTCAATGGAATGCTGATAATGGCTTAAGAGCTTATAGATTCCAGTATGCAGCAGTCTTAGCAGATATTGCAGATTGGTTTCCACAGTATGTCAATAAAGAATCAATGTTTTATTATGGGACAAATGCAGTAGAATGTATTGGTTATCTTGCAGATCCTGTAGAAGGCAAAGGTAAAAAATCAGAACCATTCCTAGATGCAGTAATGACAAAGATCTATGAGCAAACAGGCTCTCTTCCGTATAACGCAGAGGATGTAGCATGTGACTTTATTAGATGGATTGAAAATTATATGAGACCAGGAAAAGATTATGCTCATATTGATTTAGATAATACATTTAATAGTTCAACAATTATCGATCACCCTTATGGTAGACAAAGAGCTATGGTAGATTTAGGGTTGGTAGAAACATTTAACGGAATGAAACATCATCCGAGTGATGATAAAGTAATTGCAGCTGCCGGTATTACACCAGAAGCATATAAGAAAAAAGTAAAAGAATTTTATGGCGCATAATAAACACACCGATGTATTAATGAACCAGGATCTAAATCTAATGATGCCGAATAAACAGGCATGGTTGGATTTAGCAGGTGACTGGCAAGATCCATTCGAGGCTCCACAATTAGTAGACCATGATGGATTTAAAGTAGTCAGAGAAGATCTAATGGGATTTGGTTCTAAATGTAGATTTGGAGATATTCTAGTTAGTACTTGTAGACAAGATACTCTAGTATATGTTCAACCTAGATATGGATTTGCAGGTATCTCACTTGCGTATCTAGCAAAGAAGTATAATAAGAAACTTGTACTATTTAGTCCAAGTCAAAAAGAGATTTCAGACCACCAAGCCATTTGTGTTGAGATGGGAGCTGAAATGAAATTTAAAAGAATTGCAGCAATGCCAGTTTTAAATGCTCACGCTAAGAAATGGGCAGAATCAAACAATGCATTTTTTATTCCCCTAGGACTTCGCCATGAATTGGTTACAGCAGCCGCTGTGAAGGTCGCGCATGACCTTGCAGAGAAACATGGCTATCCAGAAGAAGTATGGTCAGCAATATCCACTGGCGTTCTACAACGCTCTTTACAAATAGCTTGGCCTGATGCTAAGTTTAATGGAGTTGCAGTAGCAAGAAATATTAAGAAGGGTGAAAGAGGTATTGCAACTATTTGGTCACATCCAAAGGCATTTACACAAGATGTAGACCCACAATATAATCCACCATTCCCATCGGCTATGAATTACGATGCGAAGGCTTGGGAGTTCATGACAAAGCATGGAAATCCTGGTGCCTGGTTTTGGAATGTTGGTGGAGATCCTAAACCAAAAGATATTAACACAAAATCTTTAACAAAGTCCGAAAGAGCTTGGGGCGAAATACTTGAAACAGATAAGTAAATCTAACTATAACAATTAAATAAAAATATATGGCGAACGCAGATAACAAATGTGCAGATTTGGAAGTCCAAGACTTTCATTCAGAAGCAGAAGACACATTGGGTCTTATTTACAACAAACAAGTAGAATTACAAAAGCGTTTAGGCTTCGACTTTACAGGTTGGAACTTAAAGCAAATTGCAGATTTCTGGTGTGTAAATAAACACGCAATGTCAGATGAATTAAATGAAATGTTTGATGCCCTTGGAGGTATTAACGACGGTATTGCCTCAGGTGCATGGAAATACTGGAAGAGTACTAATGCTCAAGCAGCTGATATGAAGATTGAAGATCTTTCTAAAGCTGATAAATTAGAATTATTTTATGAATGGATTGATGGATTGCATTTCTATATGAACTTTGCAATTTCTATTGGTATGACGAGTAAGGATATTGTTAACCTGTACATGGCGAAGAACGCAGAGAACCATGACCGTCAAAACCGAGGATATTAATGCTATTAGATATTGAACAAAAAGAGAATGAGTTAATTGTATCTTACTTTAATAAAGAAGGTACAGTATCATTTAAACGCTATCCAGTAAAGCAGTTTCAAAATTGGGTCGTAACGAAAGATGATGACAAGTGGAGAGACCCTAATATTAAAAACTGGGATGGTAGAACCTTAAAGAAGTCTAGATCCAAGACCTTTAATAAGTTTTCATTACTTTATTTTATGGATTCACTATCACAAGAAGATAGAGATGAAATATATGAGTTCAATATGCCTCGCACTTATTTTGTTGATATTGAGACTGAGATTGTAGATGGTTTTCCAAAACCTGAAGAAGCCAAGTCTCGTATATTAACATTTTCAATTATCACCCCAGAGCGAAAGGCTATCGTTCTTGGTCTAGAAGATTTGTCTGCAGAACAAATTAAAAAGATCGAAGATGATACTAATGCTCATTTTAAAACCGGTGATTATGACCAGGATTGGGAATTTAGTTATTACAAGTTCAAAGATGAGTATAATATGTTGTACACATTCTTGCACAAGTTTTTACCTAAGTTTCCCATGATGACTGGTTGGAACTTTATCAACTATGACTGGCAATACATTGTCAATAGATGTAAAAGACTACAAATCGATTTAACCGATGTTGCTATCACTGGCTCATTAGATAAAAAAGATTCTAGACCTTTACACATGGGTATTTTAGACTACATGCAATTGTACGATAAATATGATAGATCTGGACACGTAAAAGAATCAAACGCATTAGCATTTGTATCTGGCGCAGTCTTAGATGGTATAAGTAAGATTAATTATAGTGGTTCGTTACAAGACTTATATGAAAATGATTTTCAAAAATATGTTTTCTATAATGTAATTGACTCGGTATTGGTTTACTATATAGATCAAAAGCTAAGATCTATGGAAGTCCTGCTAACATTAGCAACCATTACTAAAATGCCACTATATAAAGCTGCCTCACCGGTGGCTATTACTGAATCTCTAATCGCTCGTAAATTAGCCGAACAAGATAAACGTATCGGTACTGAGTGGGACAGAGAAGATGGTAAGAAAGATGCAAAGTATGCCGGAGCCTTTGTTAAAGAACCTATAACCGGATATTATAGTGGAGTAAGTGCATTTGACTTTGCATCACTATATCCATCCGTAATGAGGCAATTTAATATTTCACCGGATTCGTTCATCGAAATTGTTCCTGAAGCAGAAGTCAAGGAACGTAGAAAAGACCAAGATGTTATAGTTTGTCAGAATGGAGTTGTTTATTCAAAAGAAGAAAGCGTTCTTAAAAAAATCTTAGGAGATTTATATGCTCAAAGAAAAGATTACAAGAAAACTTCTTATGATTATTACACAAAAGCTGACGAACTACAAAAAAAATTTAGTCTTTAAATAAGAAGTTTATTAGCACTTGCGGGATATATAAATCACTAGCAGCGCTGCTAATAATTCATATTAAAGATTAGATTAAGAGAGGTCTCAACAAGACCTTTTTTGGCCTTTATTATTTTAAAACTTAAATAACTAAAAAAAACAACTTATTAGCAATATGTCATCATTATTTACTGAAAGAATTCCCTTTAAGCCTTTTGAATATCCAGAATACTATACAGAAGGTTGGTTAAAACAAGCACAAGCCTTTTGGCTACATACAGAAATTTCAATGCAAGGTGATGTAAAGGATTGGAATGAAAATCTTTTACCACACGAAAAACATTTAGTAGGAAACATCCTCCTAGGATTTGCACAAACAGAATGTGCAGTATCTGATTATTGGACAACGATGGTGACGAAATGGTTTCCTAAACACGAAATCAAACAAATGGCTATGATGTTTGGTTCACAAGAGACAATACACGCAACAGCTTATTCATACTTAAATGAAACTTTAGGTTTAGAAGACTTCGAAGCATTTTTACATGAACCTACAATGGCTGATAAATTTGACTTATTAACTTCAACTTCTGCAGATTATACACATGAAGACCTAGCAGAAAATGCTACCGCAAGAAAAGAGGTTGCAAGATCTTTAGCAATTTTTTCTGCTTTTGCAGAAGGAGTTAGCCTCTACAGTTCTTTTGCAGTTTTATACTCTTTCCAAATGAGAAATTTATTGAAAGGTATTGGTCAACAAATGAAATGGTCAGTAAGAGACGAGTCTCTACATTCTAGAATGGGATGTCAATTATTTAAACACATGTGTCAGGAATATCCTGAACTGAAACAAGAGGTTTATGCTGACGTATTACAAGCAGCAGACTTAATGCGCCAAATGGAGCATAAGTTTATTGATAAAATATTTGAGCAAGGCGATTTAGATAATTTAAAAGCTCAAGATTTAAAAGAATTTATTAACAAGAGAACTAATGAGAAATTAGTTGAATTAGGGTACGAATCTGAATTCGAGTTTAATGAAGAACAAGCAGGAGAATTAGACTGGTTCTATCATTTAACAGGTGGACATACTCACACAGATTTTTTCGCAGTTAGACCAACTGACTACGCAAAAGCTGGTGAAGGTGAAAACTGGGACGAAGACGATTTATTTGATTAAATATTAATATGAAAGACAATAATAAAACAGTAAACCACGCAGAATACTTAGGCTGGAAATTAGGAGTTGATTTTCCAGAATGGGCAAACACTGAGGTTTATATTAAAACAATATCAGCAGGTTACTTATTTAATGGTGAAAAACCAAAAGACGCATATTGGAGAGTTTCGACTACAGTAGCAAGACGTTTAGGTAAACCTGAAATGGCAAGCAAATTTTTTGATTATATATGGAAAGGCTGGTTAAACCTAGCCTCTCCAGTTTTATCTAATACAGGATTAGAAAGAGGTCTACCTATTTCTTGTTTTGGTATCGATGTTGCGGATTCTATCCATGACATTGGTTCTAAAAACCTGGAGATGATGCTACTCGCAAAACATGGCGGTGGAGTAGGCATTGGAGTAAATCAAATCAGACCCGCTGGAAGTAACATAGCAGGTAATGGAACAAGTGATGGTGTTGTACCGTTTTGTAAAATATACGACAGTACAATATTGGCAACCAATCAGGGCTCTGTTCGTAGAGGAGCAGCAAGTGTTAATATTGACATTGAACACGGTGACTTCTGGGAATGGCTGGAAATTAGAGAACCTAAAGGAGATGTTAACAGACAATCTCTTAATATGCATCAATGTGTTGTAGTACCAGATGGTTTTATGCAGAAAGTGCAAATGGGAGACCCTGAAGCGCGTAAGAGATGGATTGGTGTACTAAGAAAGAGAAAAGCAACAGGAGAACCTTATGTAATGTTTAAGGGCAATATTAATAGAGCAAACCCTGAAGCTTACAAACAAAACGGATTAAAAGTTTATATGACTAATATCTGTTCTGAAATTACGCTACACACTGATGAGTCTCACTCTTTTGTATGTTGTTTATCTTCTGTTAACTTAGCAAAATATGATGAGTGGAAGAATACAGATCTAGTTTATACAGCAACTTGGTTTCTTGATGGAGTCTTAGATGAATTTATTCAAAAGGCTAAATTTATGAGAGGCTTTGAGAATTCAGTAAGATCTGCAGAAAAAGGTAGAGCATTAGGACTTGGAGTTCTTGGATGGCATACTTATTTACAAGAAAGAGGTATTCCATTTGAAGGTTTACCAGCTCAATTTGAGACTCGTAAGATTTTTTCGCAGTTAAAGATGGAAAGTGAAAAGGCTTCAAGAGATATGGCATTAGAATATGGCGAGCCATTATGGTGTAGAGGTACGGGTATGAGAAACACTCACCTGAGAGCTATTGCACCTACTGTAAGCAACTCAAAACTAGCAGGTAATGTATCTGCAGGCATTGAGCCATGGGCTGCTAACGTGTTCACAGAACAAACAGCAAAGGGTACATTTATTAGAAAGAATCCAGTATTAGAAGGTTTTTTAGATGCAATTAATAGAAATTCAAAACCAACATGGAATAAAATACTAGAAGATGGTGGTTCAGTTCAAGGTCTAGATTTCTTAGATGACCATTATGTACAAGTAGCTACTAATATTACAGTAAAAGAAAATCTAATTTCTAAAAAGAAATTTGAGGCACTTCCAGAAGTAGAGAAAGATAAATGGATTCCAGTAAAAGATATATTTAAAACTTTTAAAGAGATAAACCAATTAGATCTAGTTAAACAAGCAGGTGTTAGACAACAATATGTTGACCAGGCTGTAAGTTTAAACCTAGCATTCCCAACAGAAGCAGATACTAAGTTTATTAATAAAGTACACTTAGAAGCTTTTAAAGAGGGTGTAAAGACTTTGTATTATATGCGAACTGAATCGGTGCTAAGAGGAGACATTGCAAAAGCAGCAACAGATCCAGATTGCGTTGCATGTGATGGATAAAGGTGTGGTTTAAAGACCACGTCTTAGGACCGGGATAGTTCTCGGAAAAAGAGGGCCGGAGTTCGCTACTACCGGCCCTTACTTTTTAAAGATTATCTCTTACTGAGTTTTTAAGTAACATTTGAGAAGTAGGAGCGATTCCAAAACTAACCCAATTGTCAGAGTTATTAAATTGTTTTCTACAGTGGTCCATGATGTCCTCGGACCAGTCTAAATGGTCTCCTGTAACATTGGTTACTGGATGCCAAACGCTTTCCCAACCGTCATTTAAGAAGGTTACCCAAGCTTTTTCTACGTTTAAATTTAGTTTCATATTGTTTTAATTACAGTACTAATATACGAAAAATAATTGACATAAAAAAATCTAGAGGCAATTATTTTGCAAAAAAGATGGTTCATATTTGGAACAAAACAAAAGATGTTACTATAATACCCCACAAAGAGAAAAAGAAATGAACGATTATTCGTTAACAACTACAAAGATATTAAGAAAAACCTCCGACTCCGACTCGGTGGCTAATGCTGACCAATTAATTCCTAGAGTGGATTAGCATTTAAAACAATCAATAAACCAAATTAATTAATTATGAAAAATTTTATTTTAACAATGGCACTTGCAGTATTTACTGCCTTCGGTGCAAACGCGCAAAACGCAAAAGGTGACTGGTACGTAGGTACTGGCGATATTACTAACACGGCTTGGACTGAGTTATCAATCCAACCAACAATTGGCTATGCTTTTTCTGACAACTATATGGTTGGAATGAATTTGACACAAGCAGACTCAACAGAAGACATGGTCTTAGGTCTTGAAGGAAGATATTTCCATAAAGGCTTTTTTGGCTACGTTGCATTGAATGACTTTGATTTCGATCAAGCTCAATTAGGTGTAGGTAAAATGTTTGAGTTTCACAAAGGAGCAATGTTTGTAGACCCAAAGATCGTTTACGATTTAGGAGCTGAAACAACTAACCTTCAAATCGGATTTGGCTTAAAGTTCTAAGCTAATCGGATTTGGTTTTGAAATACCCAGGGTTTCTAGGATCCTGGGTTTTTTATTGAAACTAACTAGTACTTTACTATATAATTATCAAACAAAAAATATACTTAGATGAAATTACAAATTGATCGAATTGACCAACACGAGCTTACAGGTTTTATTAATCGTGTAAAGCTTATTGACTCATTTGTCTACATGAAAATCAAAGATGGACAAATACACTCTGCAGTTTATTTACCGCAAAGAGACGCAGTAAAATCACATACTGTAAACTGTGATAAAATCTTCCAAATCAGTGAATTTCCAGATACTGACAAGGAAATGAAAGTTGCTTTCTTTGAAGGAGCTAAAGTAATTGATGCAATTAAACACTTTGAGCACGATGCTATCAAAGGTGAAATTGAGTTCTTAGAAAACGAAAATGAGTTCGTTGCATCTACACTTAGAATCTTTAACGATGAGCTAGAAATTACTTTATCTTGTTCAGAGCCTTCATTAGGATTTAAAGACCTAACACCGGATCAACAAGCAGCTATTTTCGCAACTGATGATACTAACTTCAGTTTTACAATGGACACTCACACAATCAATAAAGTTAAAAACTTATTTGGACTTGATAAAGATGAGACGTTTAGTGTAAAAGCTAATGGCACAGGAGTCGCTGTTAGTGGTAAATCATTTAACGCTACAATTAATCCAGAATCAAATGGAAGTGGCGCAGTAACGGTTTACAAAAAGTATTTAAACCTGTTAGACAAAGAAGAACAAACTGTACATATTTCAGATTCTAAAATCGTATTCGAATCTACAGAATCTAGTACACTACTTACTGTATCAACTTGTCAAACAGCTTAATAGATGGATATAACTGCATTAGAAAATAAACCAACCGATCAACTAAGTAAAGAAGAGGCTGAGTTGCTTGTAAAACACTACAAGCAACTCTCCGCTAAGTATACTGCTTATGAACAAGCTGTAAAACTTACTCTTAACTCTATTTATGGTGCATTCGGTAATAAGTGGTTTCACTTTTTTAATATTGATATTGCAGAGTCCATTACTAAACAAGGTAAAGATGCTATTCTTTATTCCGAAACAATACTTAACAAATACGTTAATGATTTTTGGCATAAAGATACTAAAGTACACGAACAATTCAATATTAAAGTAAAGGGTAAAATTGAAAAACCTGCAGTAATTTATATTGACACAGATTCATGTTACGTTCAGTTTCAAGACCTTTATGAATCTATTATCTGGGAAGATGAAGATAATGTTTTACCTATTGATGAATTTATCCTAGCGTTCTATGCATTTAGACTTCAAGACTATATTACTAAATGTATGCAAAAATATGCTGATGTATCTAATACTGATAACTTCTTATTCTTTGAACTAGAATCTCTTGCCTATAATGGTATTTGGATGTCAAAGAAAAAGTATATTCAAAATATTGCATGGGATGATAAACTAGAAACTACTGATAGACATCCATCGCTTAAGAAAGTAAAGACAATCGGCTTTGATACTATTCAATCTTCTACGCCAAAGTTTGCAAGAGAGAAATTAGTAGAAGCACTTAGAATTTTATTTAGGTCACAGAAAACACCTGGCGCTGAAGAGCTACAACAATTAGTTAGCTTTATGAAAGAGACTAAAAAAGAATTTGCATTAGCAAATATTGACGACATCTCATTTAATAGAAGAACTAATAATATTGAAAAGTATATTGTAGATGACCAAATTGAATTTCAAGTAGGACTAAAATGTCCAGCTAACGTAAAGGCAGCAGGTTACTATAACTATAACTTGAATAACAATTCTAAATATAAAAACAAATATAAATTGATTGGTAACGGTGAGAAGCTTAAGATTTACAATTGTAAAACTCCAATCTCTGAAGTATTTGCTTATTTACCAGGTGAACATCCTTATGAGATCGCACCTAAAGTAGACTATGATACACAATTTGAAAAGTGTATGATTGACCCACTTAATAGAGTATTGAAAGCTATTAAATTACAGACATTAGACACTAACCTGATCTACGCATCAGCATTATTTTAAAATTATGACAATAGAACAAATTAACCAACTAGTAGAAAAGTTTCCAAACGATATGCAATTAGGTGAAGCAGTTAGAAGAGCCTATTGGGAAGCTAAAAAATCGAAGGAAGTAAAAAACCCATCTCAGTTAAACATATTTGACGATGATGATAGAGATGATGTAATACTAGGTTACGACTAATGGAAAATTCAATTAACATAGAAGACCTTCCTGTAAAACAACAGATTTATGTTAGAGAATATCAAAGAATCTTACATGGTTTAGCAGATATTCAACTAGGCATAGAGAATCTTTCTGATAGAGCTAAAGAGCTTACAAAGGAGCTTAATGAACTTAGAGCTAAAGAGAAAGAGGAATTTGGAGACGATAACGTATTAGATAATGTGTAGGAAACTATATCGGACTCTACCATATAACATTTAACGAAATAAAAGTAATAAAATGGCAAAAAAGAAAACATTTAGTTTTGATGACATTAATAAAGAATTAGCGGACCTTAATCCGCTAGGTTCCGTTATGGAACATTCTAATTTTAGTGAGGTTACAGAATGGATTGACACTGGTAACTATCACTTAAACGCATGTGTCAGTGGCTCACTTTTTAGAGGTTGGCCTAATAATAGATCTTGTTCAATTGCAGGTCCTTCTGGAACTGGTAAAACATATTTAATTTTAAACTCTATTGCAAGAGCAATTGACATGGGATATAGTGTTATCTTCTATGATTCAGAAGCAGCGGTTGATAGAGAACTAATGAAGAAGTTTGGTATTGATACTACTAAAGTCAATTACCAACCATGTAATACTGTACAAGAGTTTAGAACTTCTGTAACATCTATTACTTCAAAAATGCAAGAGGTAAAAAGAGCTGGTGGTGAAGTACCTAAGATTATGATTATCTTAGATTCTGCTGGTAACTTAGCAACAATGAAAGAGATTGAAGATGCTAAGTCTGGTTCTGAGAAATCAGATATGACTAGATCGAAAGTTCTTAAATCTATCTTTAGAATTATTATGACGCCACTTGCAGATCTTAAGATCCCATTCTTGTTTACTAACCATACATATCAAACACAGTCATTTATTTCCCAGACTGTAGCAGGTGGTGGTACTGGACCAGAATATGCAGCTTCAATAGTTTTATTCTTAGGTAAAGCTCAGTTGAAAGAAGGTGGTGAAAAGACTGGTATTATTGTAACAGCTAAACCAAATAAAAACAGATTTGCAAAACCACATCCAATTAAATTTCATTTACACTTTACAGAAGGTATGAATAGATTTGTTGGACTAGAACAATATATTGATTGGGAAGAAATCGGTATTGCAAAAGGTACTATTGAAAAGGGAGTTAAAACACCTAAGGCTACGGCAAGAGGTTGGATTTGTAAACACCTTGATGAGACTGTACCTAACTCAGAATTCTTCTCAGAAAAAGTCTTTACTCAAGAAATCTTACAGAAAATTGAAAAGAAAATTCAGCCACTCTTCAACTACAGTACAGAACATAGAGAACTTGATATTGACGAATTAATAGAGCTAGGTGAAGTTGAATAAAGATAAACTGCCAATCAAGTATATCCTAGGGATAGAAAAAGATTTACCAGATTATCCAACCGCTCTAGATGTTTTACAAGCTGAAGTAAAACTATGCAATAGAAATCCAGACAGATATAAAGGTAGCTTTACCTACCACGCATTAAAAACTTACAGGTTTCCAGACTCAGATCACACAAAGATCTTAGAGTCTGCAAAGGAACTAGTTACTATGGGTTTATGCGAACAAACAAATGAAGAGTCTGGTAAAGAGGCTTTTAAAATAATAATAAACCCATTCGAATGATAGCAGTATTTGACAATTTTATACAAGACGAAACTCTCTTAAAAGAGATACAAGATAATTACAACGATATTTTTAAAGACCCAGGTGTTTACAAATGGTGGGATGGCTGGTGGAAGTCTCCTATAGATAATACTACTAAAAAAATTATTGATTATATTTGGGGTAATAATTGCCCAGTATCAGAAAGTTTTAAAATCGATGGTTTTGAGTACTGGACGGGTATCCAAAGCGCTGGAAGTGTAGATTCTTACTGGGACGATGGTTTACCAATTCATTTTGATAAAGATGAAGTATGGTGGGAAGAAACTGGAGAAATAAAAACACCGGTAATAGGTAGTATCTATTACCCAGCAGGTCAAGACTTTGAGGGTGGTGAATTAGCAATATATGCAGATGGCCAAGATTCAACCCCAGAGATTATCAAAGCAAAACCTAATAGATTTATTATATTTAGAGCTGGACAAGACCCACACATGGTACAACAAGTCACAAGCGGTAAAAGACACGCAATAGCAATTAACCTATGGGAAAAAGAACCTTATTCTAAACAAAAGGGACATTTAATCATAGAATAATAAAAAACACAATATGCAGTTTGGACAAGATTTTGAAAAGATATTTTTTAGACTCTCATTAGAGAAGGTAAAATATTTACAGGCAATTAAAACAGGTTTTTACACATCAGAAGAAATTGATGCGTTAAGTTTTCTAGCTAATAAATTTTATACTAAATTTAATGAGACTCCAACTAAAGAACAGTTAACACTTCTTGTTCAAAACCACCCTAAATCAAAAGAGAGGGTTTCTGAAAATATACTTAATATTATATTTGACGTTGACCTGCACCAGTATGATGAAGAGTGGTTAACTTCTACTGCAGAATCTTGGATTAAATGGAGAACATTCAATACTTCATTTACTGATACTATTGAGTTTATTAAAACTACACAAGTAACTCCAGAGAATGTAGAAGCAATTGTAACCAAAGTAAAAGGTATTATCAATGATAGAAATAATCTGACATTTAATTCAGATCTAGGTCTAGACTTCTTTGATTGGGAAGCTCACGACCAGAAAGAAACTGAAAAGGTAAGTACAGGTTACAACTTCTTAGATGATATGTTAAGTGGTGGCTATGACAAAGGCGGTAACTTAATTGTTTATGCAGGTGAACAAAATATTGGTAAGTCTATTTACTTAGCAAATGATGCAGCTAATTTTGTAAAGATGGGAACTAATACAGTAGTCGTTACTGCAGAAATGGCAGCACATAAATTCGTAAAAAGAATTGGTGCTAATCTACTTTCAGTTAACATTAATGAGTATGCAGAGAAAGCTAAGAATAAAGAACATATTAAACGTAGGTTAGAAACTGTCGGTGATGGATTTACTCCTCCCGGTAACCTATATGTAAAACAGTTTCCTACATCACAAGCTACAGTACTAGATATTGAAGCTTATGTAAATCAAATTGAAGAAGAAAGACAAATTAAAGTGGGCGCAGTTGTAATTGACTATATTAATATCTTAGCCAATTATCGTAACCAAAATACGGAGAATACATATATGAAGATCAAGCAAATTGCAGAGGACCTTCGTGCTATGGGAATTCGTAATGACTGGTTGATTGTAACAGCAACCCAAATTACAAGATCAGGCTATAATGCATCGGACATAACTATGACTGACATCGCAGAATCCGCGGGACTTTCTCATACCGCAGATGTAATGCTTGGTATTATTCAAGATGATTTAATGCGTGCTAATCAAGAGTATTGGTTAAAGGTACTTAAGATTAGAGATGGTGAAGGTAAAGGAACAAAGTGTAAACTAAATATTGATTGGAATTATATGAGGTTACAAGAAACACATGAGATGTCTAACTCAAATATTCATTCAATATAAAAACAATAAAACCACATGGCAAAAAATGATAAAATTTTTAATAATAATTTTGACACTCCAGAATTTGAATTAGGTAATATTAGTTTTGAATTAGATCCTTCTATTAAGGATAATCAAGATGAAGAAGAAAGAATCCATTTTGATATGATCGCTAGACAGATTCATGAATTAATTGGATTATCTAGATTTAAAGTATTTAATGAAGTAGATGAACTAGGTAAATGTAATAAACTTAGAAAAAACGACATTAATGAAGTTTATGGATATATCATAGATGAAATGGCAGCTAAATTTAGCCGTATTGATATATTCAGTGAAATGTGTGTATATTTCGATATTAAACCAGTGAAATTTTATAGTTCACTTTCAAATGTATATAAAGAAGATCTAATCCAAGAATTAGATTTAAGAACCGGTATTTTAGAAAAGAAGAACATTAAAAAGTTATTTTAAATGATTGAACCTAAGGTAATTAAACAAGGAGCCAAAAGAGTATGGGTCCTTGGAGACTTACACTTTGGTGTAAGAGCAAACTCGGTCGAGTGGCTAAATATTCAAAAAGACTTCTTCGAGAACATGTTTATCCCAACATTGAAGAAGCATGTGCAAGCCGGGTGATGTCCTAGTACAAGTAGGAGATACCTTTGATAATAGACAGTCTATTAATATTAAGGTATTAAGCTATGCCGTGGATCTATTTGAAAGACTAGGTCAAATTCTACCATGTTATGTAATCTGCGGTAACCATGATATTTGGGCTAAGAAGTCAAATGATATTTCATCGATCGATAGTTTAAAATGGATTCCTAACGTACAGGTTTACAAAGAGCCAGAACTTTTAAATTGGTCTGGTAAGAATGTATTATTAATGCCGTGGAGAAGAGATGCAGAACATGAAGCAGAAACTCTAGCAGATTATCCACAAGCAGATATTGTATATTGTCACTCAGAAGTTAGAGGTATTTACCTTAATGCTAAAGTTAAGAATGAGCATGGTACAGATTCTAATATCTATGACAAATATACAAGAGTTTACTCTGGTCATATCCACTTCAGACAGGAAAGAGGTAAACTATTAATGGTCGGTGTGCCATATCAATTAACAAGATCCGATAGAGATAATCCGAAAGGATTTGATTTAGTCAATTTAGAAAATATGGAAGAGACTTTCTTTGAGAATCATATTTCCCCTAAATTTCTAAGATATAACATTAAAGCGCTATATGATATGCCTCTCGGCAAGTTTAAGGAACAAATAGAAAATAACTTTGTAGATCTATTCGTACCTTCACAAATCGCCACAACCAATGCATTGAGCCAGTTGGTTAATGAGATACAACATATATCAAGAAAATTAGAGCCTAATATTTACGAAGAAGATTCATATATCGATAAAGACTTTTATGATATAGATGAAATTGAAGAGATGTATAAGAATTACAATATTCTTAATCTTTGTAATATGTATATTGATGGTATGAAACAAGACGAGGATTTAGCTCTAAAACTAAAGAGCAAGTTAAAACAATTGTATACACAATGTGCTTACAATTATGACACCGACAAATAATGAGAATAGACTATATTGAGTTTAAGAACTTTGCTTCTTACGGAAATCAAGTACAGCGGATAGAATTTAGAAAGGATGCATCAGAGTTATTTTTAACTTTAGGTAAAAATGGTCATGGTAAAACCACTATTGCTAATGCAATTATCTACGGTCTATATGGTAAAGTTGAAGGTGTAAAATTAGCAGATCTACCAAATAGAATTAATAAAGAACTTCATGTAAAGATTGGTCTACAGTGTGGTACTATGGCTATAGAAATAGAGCGTGGTATTGCACCAAATAGATTTAGCGTCTTAATTAATGGAGTTGAGTTTGATAAAGCAGGTAAGAAATCTGTACAAGAGTATTTAGAAGATGAAGTATTCGGTATTCCATATCACGTATTTAAAAATATAATTATTCTATCAGTAAATGATTTTAAATCATTTTTAACTATGTCAAATCAAGACAAGAAGCAGATTATCGATAGAATGTTTGGATTCTCTATTCTTAATGATATGCAAAGGCAAATCAAAGACGAACGTAGAGATATTAAATATGATATTGATGCTTATGATGCTGAGTTAAATGAAATAATGAATTCAATCGGATCAGTTAAAGGTAAATTAAATACTTTACTTGCAGAATCTAAAACTGCAAATAAATCTAAGATCCAAGAATTAAAAGACCAATTAGTTACTCTACATGAAACTGTATTAGATATTGAAGCTAATCGTACGAAGGAAGAAGATGCGATGAATAAGTTCAATAAAGAATATAATGAAAAGAGAACTGAGGCTGGGGATATTAAAAGAGAGATTGATTATCTAAATAAGAAGTTAAAGTTATATGAAAGTGGACATTGCCCAACATGTGAAACTAAGTTAACTTCTGATTGGCACGTAAAACAAAAAGATTCTTTTACTGAAAAGATTGATACCAGTACAAATGATATTAAGTCTATTAAAACAGAGATGGATGCTCTACAAGATAAAGTTTTAAAGGCTAGAACTGCTAAACTAGATTTAGAAGGTCAGATCTCAGATAATAAGGTAACAATGAGAGGTCTTAAAGGAGAACTATTAAAATTAAAAGATACTCCAGAGGGTGCAGACTTCGATCACTTAAGAGGTCTTATTACAGAGTTTGAAGAGAAAGAAGCTGAAAAATCTGCAAATAAAGATCAGTTAAATGGTGACTATAACTTTATGGAAATAGTAGAGAATATTTTAGGTGAAGATGGCGTAAAGAATTTAGCAGTTAAAACCATTCTACCAGGACTTAATAGCAATATTGCAGCCATGGCACAAACCATGCACTTACAATTCCATATTAGATTTGATGAGAAGTTCAATTGTATTATTAATCACTTAGGTGAAGATATTAATCCAATGACACTTTCAACTGGTGAGCGTAAGAAAGCAGACTTTATTGTTATTATTGCAATTATTAAAATCTTAAAATTAAGATTCCCACAATTAAACCTTCTTTTCTTAGATGAGTTATTATCTTCAGTAGACCATGATGGTGTTTACAATATATTGAAGATTTTAAATCAAGTAATTAAAGAACATGAAATAAACACATTCGTAATTAATCACTCGGTACTACCACATGAGATTTTTGACAAGAAAATTGAAATTTACCGAGAAAATGGATTTTCTAAATTTACAATAGAGAACATAGATTAATGGAGTGATATATACTCTATGGCAACATACAATCTTAAATTTAATAAAGACGATTCAGTTATTAGACACGTAGTTGTTGGTCTATTAGCAGACCTCAATAGTAAACTGAGTTTTTGGAGACAAATTAGCAACGACGAGAGAGTGGTTGTTGATGTCCCTTTCTTTTATGCAGTCTCAGGAGATGAGAACTTTTTAAAAGATGCATTCCTATTTTCAAATGTTAATGGACCAGGTTGTGACCCTGATGGTCAGTATGCAGATGGTAATTATGATAAAGTACCAAGAGGTATTGTAAATTTAACTTCATTTGCAGTAGATCCTGCAAAATTAGTTAATAAAAGAAATATGGGCCAATATTCAATGATGAATGAAGAAGGCCTAATGGAAGGTTATGTTGCTGAATTCGAAATGATTCCATGTGTTATTGGAGTTGATGTAGAAATACTTGTATCAAGTCAATTAGACTTATTTAAAGTTACAGAAGCTATTGTAAAGAAAATGTACAAGGCTAATTTCTATAATGTAGATGCAGGACATTTAGAAGAGGGAACTTACAGAATCTCATCTGAGTATATGATGCCAGATGATTATACACAGGAAAAACCTGTGGAATATAGCTTTGATGATAAAGCAAATCATAAAATTACATTTAGTCTAGAGATTAATTCATTTATCCCATCATTTGATTTTGAAGAAGATACTTATAGAAAATTCACTAGAACTACTTATGCTAATGCAATAACAGGAGACTATGACGATCCAAATGGATTCTTAGATCCTAATATGTCCCCTAATGTTTATTATGATTGTAACCAAGGTACCAAGTGGGAATCTAATGGACTACAATGGGTTATGACAGGAGGTGGATTCTCATGTACAGATCTTTCATTAGTAGCTACATTTGGTGAAGAACAAAATACAGAATCTCAAATTAAAAGAGTTTCTAGAAGAAGAAAACAGTCTAATAGAATGTTTACAATTAAGAACGGACCAGGTCCTAACGTAGCTACTTCAGAGGATGCTAAACCAATACTTGGAGACAATTATTCAGTCACCGGAAGGGACTATCCGTTTGGAGGTAAAATAGACGAATAATTTGACGATATATACTTAATAGAAAATAAAATACGAAAAATGGCAAATCAAGAAAACAATAAAGTTATTTCACCAGTTATTGAAAGTGGCCATGGTCACATTTTTCATGTTAATGGTGCAAACTTTAAAGTGACTGGATCTCATATAGAACCAGTAGCTGAAACTAACGATGTATTTAATACACTAGTTAGTGCTAATAATTTATTTACAATCAATGAGAATGGAATTTCATTCTACTACGATTACAACAATAAGCAAGCTATTTCTAAAATCGAAGAAAATGCAGATGTAAACTTCGATAAGATGAATGACTTAAACGATAAGATTAGTTTCTTAAATGAGTCAATTAAAGAACTTAGATTAGCTGGTAAAAAAGGAAAAGCTTTAGAGACTGCTACTAAAGAGTTAGAAACTACTCAAGAAGAATTAAACGAAACTAAAAGATCTTCAATTGCAATTCAATTTACTTATATAAAAGAATCAAATAAATTCTTTGCAGGTAAAATGGAAATCACTTTAGGTGGTGAAGAGAGACTTGCAGAAAGATTCTTTACCGTAGGTTATATCAAAGTTGAAGACAAACCTATCTTAGAAGCATTCCAAGTTGCTGCAGAAAACTTTGATACTTACAAAGTTTTAGATTTTGTAGAAGAGTCTACTAAAGATCAAATCACTGTAGTTTCTATGAAAGCAGAAAATAATGCTTTTATTTACAGAAAGAATAATGATACTAAAATTGTAGAATTCAAAAAATTATTAGCTGATGCTGCTATAGAATATGTAGCAGAACAAACAGGAGCTGATGTTACTGAATTATATGCTGAAGTTTTAGAATCTCTAGTCAGAAAGAAGAAAGCTAGAAAACGAAAAGATTAATCTTTACAATGAGATGTTATCATTCCTTACATGACCAAGTAGGTAGATTAGCAGAAGCTGATAGAAACTCTACCAGATATTAAAGCAGCAGATAATTTATTAAAAACTGAAATCAAAAGAATTTCAGAAGAATTAGCTGGTGTGCAAAATGAAGATCTTTAAGATATTGAAGATGGATATGTCTGCAGCTAAATTAAAAGTAGAATCAGATGGTATGACAGACGAACAGCTATGAGAGTAGACGCTTTAGAATATACAAATGCAGGAAAGAATGATATACTTACAGTAGTTCGATAAAAGATCGAGCCTGCAAGAATTGAGAAAGTTCAAAATCGCTTTAGATTCAGAAGAAGCAGTTTAATTAAACTATACTTCACAATCCCACTAAAAGCCCGTTTCGAAACAATCGGGCTTTTTTTCATATAATAGGTAAATTAAATAAAGCAAACGTGCCGAGAAAAAAGAATTATCTAAATAACAAAGATCTTTACAATCAGATTGTGCAGTCTTTAGAGGATGATAAATTAACAAAGGACGCTGAGAAGATGTTAATCCTATTAGCAGAGAGGGCAATAAGAAAATTAGTTTACGTAAATAGTGATGATAGAAACGATTGTTTACAGTTTGCAATACTAGACCTCTTAAAATACTGGCGTAATTTTAATCCCAAATATACCAACGCGTTTGCTTATTTCACAGAGATAGCAAAAAGAGGGTATGCGAAAGGTTGGAATAAAATCCACCCACAAAAATATAAGAACACAATGTCGATGGATAAGATTAATACCAATAATGGTAGTTCAGAAGGCGGAATGTTTAATATATAATGTCAATAAAGAACTTAAAACCCAGAGGGAATTCAGGTTTTGTACAAGGCTATTACGAGCCACAAAATCCAGACAAATACATCGGTCCAACGCCGATCATTTATCGTTCCTCATGGGAAAGAAAGTTTTGTATTATGTGTGATACTAAAGATAACGTATTAAAGTGGTCAAGCGAACCTGTGGAAATTGCTTATATTTCTAGAATTGATAATAAAAAGCGAAAGTACTATCCGGACTTCTATATGAAGACCAAGAATGAAGAGGGTATTGAAGAAGAGTTTATAGTTGAAATCAAACCAGAAGCTCAAATTAAAAAACCTAGACCACCTCTTAAGAAATCAAAGAAGGCTTTAGAATCGTATAAGTTTTTAGCAGAGCAATATGTTAAGAACACTGACAAATATAAATATGCGCAAGCATGGTGTGAAAGTCGTAACATGAGATTTATCGTGTTAACGGAAAAGACACTTAAATAATGGGACAAGTTAAAAAGAACATAAAAGAATTAGCTAAAGATGCCGGCGGTAGAGGCGGAGCAAAATCTGCTGCTGAAGCCTGGTTCGTAGATTCTAAGAAGTCTATTAGAGAAGGTGCAGTACAGAGTACGGCAAGAAGATTTAGACCAGGACAGGTCTATGTGTTTAGATACGACGATCCTAAATATGCAACAGAGTGGGATAGAAATCCATGTGTATTAGCATTGGACCCAGCAGGTAATAATGACTGTGGCATTAATCTAAACTTATTACCACCTAATATTAAAGAAGAACTACTAGATGTAGTTTACGAAAGATTCAAAGGTTACTTAAAGGGACAAGAGGGAAAACCGGCTAAAAACCAGGCTCCGCTATCATTAAGTTATGATGGTGCAAAGGGCTTTTTAGGTAAATTTGGATTTGATTTTGCGATTAGACAATATATCCCTAGTCGTAAATCACAACAAGCAGTAGTAGGATATGAACACTGGGCCAGAATCGCACTTGCTGATTTTCTACAGTTAGAAGGCATGGGAGTTGGTGCTATCAGGGCAATGTTCAGAAACCACTTAAATAAATGAGATATATAAAACAGAAATAATACTATATTATGGCAGGATTTACCGAAAAAAGAAACGGACCATTCAGTTCTAACACAAGACCATTTAGCCTTTCAAATGCTTTGAAAACGCTAAGTTCTTTTGGTATGCGTTATGACGACATGGTACTTAGACAATCTCAAGCAATTGGTCCAATGGAAGACCAGTTTGGCTATAGAGAGATGAACCCGTTTGGCCTTGACAATGATGATATTTATGGTGCATTTGCTGCACTATCCATGGCAGATATTAATATGAAGAAGAACGTACCGTTCTTTGATATTGATTATCCTGGTAAAAGAGATGAGTTGAGAAGATTCTCAATGAACGATGAAGTTGAAGATATTCTAGATATACTTTGTGATGAGGCAATTGTATATGATGAAAAGAATTTCTTTGCACAACCTTCAATCATGGGTCTAGATGTTTCCGATGAAATTAACAAAGACCTAAACAAATACTTTAGACAAATCTATCACTACTTTGGTTTTAATGGTGAACAATCAGCATGGTACTTCTTTAGAAAATTCCTAGTTGATGGTTACTTATCATTTGAGATAATTTATTCCCCAGACCAAAAAGAAATTATAGGTTTTAAAGAAATCGATCCAGTAACCTTAATGCCTGGTTTTAATAAAGACGATGGTAAGAAGGTATGGATTCAATACAAAGACGATCCAGTAAAAGAAAGAGTGTTATATGATTCTCAAATCATTTACCTTTCTTATTCTTCTCTTTCAACTGCTTCAAGAGTTAGTTATGTTGAGAGATTAATTAGATCGTTTAACCTACTTAGAATTATGGAACACACCAGAGTAATCTGGGCGGTGACTAACGCTTCATTCAGAATGAAGTTTATTATCCCTGTTGGTGGTAAATCTAAAACAAGAGCAAAACAATCGTTAGCTCAACTGATGAATAACTATAAAGAAGTTGTTGACTTTGACTTCGAATCAGGTAACTTAACCACTGACGGTAAACCAATGCTACAATTCTCAAAAGAGTATTGGTTACCTTCTAAAGATGGTGAAACACCAGAAATTGAAACTCTTGGTGGTGAAGGTCCTGAATTAAATGATACAGAAGCACTTAAATACTTCTATGATAAACTAAGACAAGTATCAAAAATTCCTTACAATAGATTCTTATATGAAGACGATGGCGGCGAATATGCACTAGCTGGTGATGGTATGGTAAGAGATGAGATTAAATTCGCTAAGTTTATTAATAGATTAAGATCAGTATTCCAAGAGATATTAGTTAAGCCACTTTATATTCAAATGTGTCTTAAATACCCAGAGTTCAGTGACGATCCACAATTTAAAACTCAAGTAGCTTTAAGATTCAATGAAGAGAATGTATTTGCTGAATTAAAGAACCAAGAAATCATGCAGCTGAGATTAGACTTTATCTCTAGTATGAGAGATTCTCTGATGACAACTAACCAAGAGACTATGGAAGAAGAATATTACTTCGACCAAGAATATCTTGTTACTAAATACCTTAAATTAACTGAGGATGAAATTAGAGCTAATAAGGCTTACAAAGCTAAAGCTGAAAAGGCTGCAGCTGAAGAACCAGAGCCAGAAGATGATGGAATGGGCATCTAATCCTAGATAATTTAGAAAAAGAGATATATAAAATATGAAAACAGATATTAATATTTTTAAAACATTCGAAGAATTCGTTGCTGAAGACGCTTTAAAAGCCGGCGAAGAATCCGATATTTATGTAGAGCCAGTTGTTTTAGACTCTGGTCCTGAGATTAAATCAGCTGAAATTCTAGGAGCTATTACAGCATCCAAGACAGAAAAAGAATTCAAAGATTACTTCTTTCAAGAGTATGGACAAGATGCTTTTGCCGAAGGTGAAATGGACGTTCTAGTTAAATATTATCTAGATAAAGAGACTGAAGACGCCGAGGAAGAAAAAGAAGAAGATAAGGAAGCCGAGAAAGAAGAGGGAGGCGAAGAAGACGATCCTCTAGCAGGCATTTAACATATTAAGATATTTGCATAATAAGACGTGATATATATTAAAAATAATAAAAACCATAGATATGGCAAAAGCTAACGATTTATTAATCGTCGAAATGTCCTCTTCCCAACTGAGCGTAGCTTCAAAGGAAAATAAAGAGTACATTCTCGAAGGTATTTTTGGTGAAATAGACACTAAGAATAAAAACAACAGAATTTATACTGAAGATGAGTATATACCTCAAATCGAACAGTTACAAGACAAGATTAAGTCTTCTAAACTATTAGGTGAGTTAGACCATCCTCAGCAATTTGATATTTCTCTAAAAAATGTTTCACACATTATAGAGGAACTTTTCTACGATAAAGACTCAAAGCATGTAAAGGGTAAAATTAGACTATTAGATACTGACGCTGGTCGTCAAGCTAAAGCACTAGTTGATGCTGGTGTACCTTTACAAATCTCTTCAAGAGCTGCAGGAGCTGTAGAATCAAATGGTAAAGTTAAAATCAAACAATTATTCACTTATGATTTAGTTGCAGATCCTGGATTTGCTAATGCTGAGTTAAAGAGAGTAAATGAATCTTATGGTTTTGATAACAACTCTGGTCTTTGGATCTACGAAATGAATGAAGAAAGCGGAGTTGCTGAACAAGAAATTACAACAACAAACACAAATACAGAAATAAAAGAAAAAAACATGGCAGAATTTGTAAAAGCTGAAGATTTCCATAAGTATTCTGAGTACTTAGCTAACGAAATGAAAAGCATTAAAGAGTCTATCGGAGCAAAAAGCGAAGATAACACGTTAGAGAACGTAACATCTCATAACGACCACATCGTTGAAAGCGTTAATACTCTCTCAGAATACGTTGAGTATTTAGCTGGCAAATTAGATGAGTCAATTCAGTACTCAGAACACGTTGCTGAAAAAGCAGACCAAGGTATATCTTATACTGAGTCTGTTGCAGAAAAATTAGATCAAGGTATTCAATACTCTGAGCATTTAGCTGAGGCTGTTGGTAAAGTTAAAGATTTTGCTAACTACGTTGCTGAACAAGCTAACGAAGGTACTGAAACTAATAAGAACCTTTTATCTTATGTTGAGTACTTAAAAGAAAATTTACAGACAGTTTCAGAATACACTGAATATATTGCAACTCAAATCAACGAGAATTTAGTTGAAGAAGAAGTTGAAGATGAATCAGGAGAGCCTGCTGAAGAGTTAGAAGATGAAACTGTAAAGTCAGATGCTGAAGTTAAAGACGAAGTTGATGCTGCTGAAGTTGGTGAATTACCTGCTGAAGATGAAGGCGAAGATGGAGCTAAAGAAGTAGCTGAAGAGGAAGAAGTTGAAGAAACTGAAGAAGTAGCTGAAGAAGATGAAGCTGGTGAAGGTGCTGAAGAAGTTGCTGAAGAAACTGAAGAAGTTGAAGAAACTGAAGAAGTTGAAGAAACTGAAGAAGTTACTGAAGAAGAAGACGAAGAATTCCACAGTGAATCTGAAGAAGTTACTGAAGAAGAAGACGAAGCTGAAGCACCTGGTGCTGAAAAAGAAGAAGCTGA